TTCGTTAATTTTGTCAGGACCATAAGGCATATCGGGAAGTCCACAAGATATATCAAAGCGAGAAGAAGCATACTTGTTGAGAGCGGCTCCGACGTCTCGTTCTGCATAATCTTTGAGGTCAACCAAATAAAGAATGGGATGGATGTCAGAAAGGCCATAAGCGTAATCATCGAAGGGGTTGTTAAGTAGAGCGCAAATCTCTTCCGGTTCAAAGTGGATATTCTCACTTTCCTCACCTATATCCTGATAGTAGTATTCAATCTGTCCGTGTAAGTTTCTTTGCACAAACATGTTTTGGCTAGAACGAAGAACTAAATTATCTCCGGTCCACTCTAAATATCCTGTTCCAAATATTCTGGCATTACGAACCCAGCCATATAAAAGATTCTCAATGTTTATATCTCTAAACATTTCTTCTATACGTTCTCTTACCTCATCCTTGTCTGTTACAATATCAAAATTGTCTTTGACTGCGTAAAAACAAGGTAGGTCTATTAAACTACGAACAATAGGGTCCGATAGATATACATCCATATATATCCTTGGTTTTCCTAAGTGTTGTTCATACTTCTTCTTTTGCCCATAAGAATAGTCGTTAGTAAGTTTTAAACGCTTAATAACACCTGACCCAAAACTCACGGGGTCATCTTCTTTAAAGGGGGGTGCGCTACCGGTTGTAGCGAATATTCTTCGTACTCTATCTAGAAACGCCATGGCTACCACTTATATAGTATAATCGTAACAGTATATAAAGATTTCGTCACAATGAAAACCTACTTTTTGATTTGAAATTGTGTCCCTTTGTCCTAAATAAGGAAGCTCCCGAGTGTCTTCCTATATTACTTGTAAGGTTTTGACGAGCAGAATTTTGTCTAGAAGATGCTACTGTAGCTGAACCGGGCAACATAGCTAAAGTGGCGTGTATTCCTAAAACAGAACTATCACAGTAGTCATCGTGTTTACCATCAGGAGCGCTGATGCGTTCTGTCTTATTAGCTGCATCCATAACATATTGTAAGTCTACATGTTCTCTGAACCACTTNTTAATGATTTTTTGTCCCGGTATATCTAAATGTTCTGGATTGGGCACTCTTACTCTCTCTTGTTGTATGAATGATACATAGTCCCTAAATACTTGTGTTTTAGTTCCTCTGGGTCCTCCTGTAAAGATGAAAGGTATAAAGTGAATCTGGGGTACACTATTAATACACGCTATTCGGAGGTCTTGTTCAATAGCCCCACCAATTCCCGTAGCATCAATAATAACCCNACCAACACCAAAACTGCGAGCAATATCCATAATACGCTTACGCTGATATGGAATGTCGTGCCCGCCAGTTCTAGCGCTAATCTCTTCAATGTAAATAAGCCGTGCCACATCTGAATCATCAGCTTTTTCAGCGGCCCATACGCTAATGACAGTAGAATTAACAGATTTCCCAATGTCAACAGCAACAGTACAATGTTTTCCTCCTTCGAGAGGGGCTTCGGGGGTAGAGAGNNNNTAGTCATGGAAACATGCCTTTAGTTTTTCTGGATTAAATATATTGGAAATACTTTCTACAAACTCACATTCGTATTCCGTTCTCCAATACATGGAATCTTCACCCCATTCCATCATCTTTCCAAGCATGTCTTCTTCAGTATATGCCGCTTCATAACTATCTCCAACCACTACTGCATCTCTCCATGAAAATACCATTCTAGTCCATGTAGGTTCATACGCATCATCATACAAATAACGCCACATGTGGTTGTCTTTTGATTTAGGCGTACCTAGATTTATGAAGGGGGCATTATTTGAAACTATCGCTGGTTCTACATTATCTACGAATAAATTATCGTCGATGAGAGGAGACTCATCAACTATACAGAATGTAGGGTGTTGGCCCCGTATAGCCTGCCCTTGATTGCTAGGCGCTAATGGAGCCCTGCGCATTAATGTGCCCCCCTTCATGCGTATATGGGGCTTATTGTGGAATTTATAATTATCTACTAGGCTGTCCAGAAATCTATTGTCTTTAAAGTGCCTATACACATATCCGAAGATAAGCGCGGCTTGGTCCTCGCTAGGTGCGAGCACGAAGACTAAATCCCTGAAACGCTTGAAGAACATATAAATAACTACTGCTACCGAGAGGGCGTAGGATTTCCCACAGCCTCGTGGAGCTAATATTGCTACTTTACGCTGCTTCATGTCCTTGGGGTTAGTTAATGATTTAACCACAATCTTTTCTTGAAGAGGTCTTAATTTAAGAGTTCTTTGTTTACCGTCAACTAAATAAGATTCACAGAAAGCTCTCACGAGCAGTCTCATCTTATCTTCGTCGTCTCTAACGCTTTCAAATAGGTCTTCTAGCGAACGAGTGTCATAGACATTCTTACCCGTCAGGGCTGTCTTTAATTTCTTCCCCTCTTTCTTTATCGCTAGTTCCTTCATTTAAGTCCTCCAAAAATTTAGCAAACCCTTCGGTCTTCTGTTCGACCATAGTAGGTATCTCTATATTCAACGCTCGGAACTCCGTATGTATGTCACGAACGATTGAATTTCTTTGGCGCAAGAGCTCTGTTCGTAGGTTAACATCCCGAATATGTAGAGAAATTTCTTCCCACAGTACGTCTTCAAGAGACAGATTGCGAGCCAACAGGCGTACAAGCTCTTTGTGACGTTCATATTCTGGTTCTCCTACGCGCAAGCGCAAACGCTCTTCATACTCATGCTCGTTCAAAGCTGCTTAGCTGAGGCCATAGCCTCTTTAACTTCTGCCTTGACAACCGTGACGAATTTCTCATCGTTCTGGTCCCAAGCGGAGAGTATTACATTTCTGAGCATTGCGTCTTTGACGTGTTTTTGAGCTGTTTCATCCAGCTTCTTATATGCTTTAGTCTGGGCTGCTGTTAGATAATTATCAAGAATCTCGTTGAGTTCATCTTCGTGTTTCATGATATAAGGCATTATCAATGCTTTAACTGCTGGCTGTGTATATGCGATATAAGCAACGAGTGCTCCTATCACAGCTACTGCCAACATAAGCTCAGGTGAGCCTAATAGCATATCCATCAATCCTTCTAACATTCCAGATTCGGCTTCTCCTAACTCATTGGTTAGGTTTGTTGTTTCATTTGTTGTTGTATTATTTGTCATAATATCACCTTTTTATTATGGGGCTCCCGAGAACACTTGCTTATTGTATTTCTGTGGAGCTTCGGTCCTTAGGGGACGCCCTGTATAAGTAGATTCGACCATGTATATAAAGCTTACTTCTTCTTTCGGAGTTTACCGTTCTTACCACGAAATTCGCCCTTCTTTCCCTTAGGAACTCGGCGCTTCTTAGGCTTTTTACGGGGCACCCCGTTCTTCTTAAGCTTTCCTCTATTATATGCCATACTACTTCTCATCGGATTCTGCCTTACATTGGCAAATATCCTCTATGTGTTTTAGTCTATCTTCCATCTTTTGCACTTGGTTATACAGTTCTCTTATTTCAAAATCATTCATTTTATATTTTTGAGTTTATCTAATAACTCATCCTCATCTTCGTGGTCATGGTTTCCATTACGGAAAGTACCCTTCCTAGTCTGTTCAATCTGACTGTTTTGTTGAGCAGTCCATAATTCTAATACCTTATATATAATAACGAGCGCAGGTGAACCTATAATCAGAAGAACTGACTTATAAGATTCTATATCTTCTACTATTGATGGCTCTCTAAAAGCCATAGCAACTAAGAATATAGATAAACCTACCCAAGCCATTACAACTGGGGCTGCTACTAGCATCATCATGAAATTAGCGAAATTCCCATCAGGGGATGTTGCGTCTTTCTTATGATTACTCATTTCTTCTCCTGTAATAATAACTTAATTTCTGCGAGAGCTATTTTTACCACATTCATATCCTCTGCATTTTTTTCATGCCGAGCTCCAAATTCGTTCTTCACTTCATATAGTGAAAAAACCATAAAGCGATATAAGGCATAAATTGCTCCAAGAAGGAGTATTAACGGTAGTCCATAATCTTCGATTGCGACTAAAACATCTTCCATGTATCTTTTTACCTAACGCGCCTATATAAAGATTNCCCTAATCNAANTCNGGAAANTGAGTTTGAACGTCAAGCTCTATTTGTCCCTTGAACTTAGAGTCTATGTCCTTATACGTCTCTTTCTTCTTAGAGTACTTAGGTTTCCACTTAGGAACCTCTACATCGCATGGTCCACCGTTGCCTTTGTAAAACGAACACCACTTACAGAGATTTTGGGGCACCTGCTCATAGCGGTCCTCGTACTCCTCGCGTTCCTTTATACAGTCGTGTACCATCTTAATTACATCACGAGCCTCATCAAGGACTTCTTGACTAATCTTTACAAAGAAGGTATCATCAAAGCGAAGATAGTTAACGCCCACAAATTTCGGCATTTCGCCCATCTCTAACGTGTACAAGAAGGCGTAGATAATCAGCTGGCGATAATAATCATCAGGGAGGTATGCACCATAGCGCTTACTGGTCTTNTAGTCCAGCAANGTAGTGCCTCCATCGAAGTCATTACACACTGCATCAACAATGCCTATTACTGCGTATTCCTTAGACTTAACCCACTTCTCAGCATACTTAGGAGCTACTGCATTCCATGCCTGATACTTGTTCTTGTAAATCTTCCACTTAACCATTTCGTTTAATTTCTTGTTAACACTCTTAACAAAGTTTTGTAGGATGTCTTCTGTCTCGAGATACATATTATCCATCTCTTCCTTGGTATGTACTTCCCAGAGCCACTTGTGACAAGCTATCTTTTCTTCCCAACCCTTTTCAAATTGGTCCTGTATCCATATGGATGGGCCTCCCTTTTCCCACGCCGTCATGTTTTTGAATTGATACTTGAATAGACGTTCTAGAATCTTATGCACCAAACTTCCACGGAATAAATGTATAGTTTTCTTCTCAGGAAGTTTAGCTATATACTTGTAATAGAACTCGCGTGGGCATTTCATGTATGTGTTGATTTTGGAAGGACTTAACCTCATATGGCTGGGTTCCCATTTAGCTTCCGCCATGCCAATCGCCTCCAAGTCCATTCACTGTGAATTTAGTTTTCACTTCGTATGGTTTACCACAAGTTATACATACCATACCGTAAGTTATAACTTCCTTACACTGGCAAGTTTCTGTGGATTTTTTAAAGTCTTTATAAGACTTACCATGGAACCCATCTGGGTCTTCTTCTGCTTCTGTTTTTTCTTTCATAGGTATTCACCTTTTTTGGTAATTACAGTAAACACACCTACCTATTTAAAGGTTCCTACGAGGGTCTGATATAGAGTGATTAATTAAGCTCTTAATAGATATGTATGTTTACTATATATAGATATATATTAAGCACTTCAAAATTTCACTCGATTTGTTTTTACCCCCAACCGACCACCCCGCTCCCCCCACCCCTCTTTCCTTTAGACGGGGGGTGTGTTTGAGTTAACGAAGAATAATGATAATAATAATAAATAAATAAATAAATAAATAAATTATCAACCATAAGTATATATACTACCTTGCTATTGGTATAGTAGAGGTAAACAAATGTCAGACCACATATATGAAGCACGTATAATGGATGCATGGTATGCATATGATGGGCCTATGTCCTTCGATGCATTTTATGCAACATACATACCAGCATAAGCACACCCCCCTATAGGTATACCCCCATACCCCTCCCTGCCGTAAGGCTAAAAAAAATATACCCTCCCCTCGGATGGCTGGTTCTCTAACCCCCCCCCCCCC